GCGCTGGGCTTTAATTGTTGCCAGCATATCGGCTTGGGCTTCTGGCAAGTCTCCAAGCTCCATGCGCAACTCATCACGTTCTGCACTGGCAAGGAAAGCTATCCCGGTCAGCCGTTTAATTTCAGCACGAAGTTCATCACGTTCTTTAATAAGCATAGCCAGCGCCTCTGGATCGACAGTCCCGGCTGTGTATATCGTGTTCATGTTGGTCCTTTCATTGCAGCGCGAAGCTGTGCGACTACCGTAGATTCTGGCGTGATGCGCTGGCTCCATGTTTTGATGTTCATGATGTTCCTTTCAACTGTTTCTAGCTGTCTCAATGTACGCTTTGATTGCTGGCTCTGGTTTCCAATAACCCGGCCCCTTCATCACCTTGCCGCGCTCATCATAGATAGGCTTGCCATCCACACCCAGCTTACTCATGTTGCTTTCCATGATAAGCCCAAGCACAGACTCATTGTCCAGTCCAAACTTAGCCATCTCACTAGCGCAGTAGACTTGCAGATCACCAAGCCAGTCAGCCAACTCTGTGAGAATGTCAATCTCACTGGCGCCCCGGTTGATAGAGACTTGCAAGTCATGGACTTCATCCAGCTCCTCAAGTAGAATCAGTTTAAACTTAGCCAGTCTGTCCACCAAGTCCATGCGATCTGGGAAAGTAATGCGGCTAATCACAGGTGTAGCTGGTGCTGGCATCCCGTACATCTTGTTGAAGTCTTTGATTTGTTTGTTGAAGGTGCTCATGCTAGTTTCTTTCAGAGAGTTACAAAGTGGAGAGGAGTGATAGTTACAACGATCAGACGCATACCTTTAATGCGCTTGGCTACGTCAATCATATGCTTAGTTCCTTTGCTGGTGCCATTCCAGAATACAATGCAAGCATCTGCGTACTCAGCCATTTCACCATTGCGCACAAAGCCGGCGCGCTTGCCATAGGCATCCCAGTCAGCACGCATATATTTAATTGGAATGGATTTAACCATAGCCCAACGCTCTCCAAATTTATCTGCACCGTGTGCACAGCCACTGACTACTTCAGTTACAGTCTTAGCATTAAAACCTTCCGCCTCAAGAGTATCAACCAGAAGTTTGTAATCTGTAAAGTCACGGCTACCTGCAATAATAAGTTTCACGTTGCTTCTCCTTCTTCACTATCAAATGTTGGGATTGGAAACCAATGAGTCCAGCCATCTTGTGGCCTACGGATACTCACTGTAGCGATGCCATTTGGCTTACTGATAAGCAGCATCTTGCTGCCTACTGGTGTCATCTTATCTATCTTGAGCCACTTGTGATCTGGCGCCACGGCTGCGGCACCGTCATTAGTTAGCTTATACGGTGGCATCATTCTCAAGCAACTCGTTAAGTACTTCCTTGGCCTCAATAAGCCAAGTACGCAAGTACAGAGGATCGTAAGGTACACTGCGGCTAAGCAGTTCCTCAATCTTCTTTCTCAGTTCTTCAGTCATACATTCCTTTCATTGTCTGCCATGCTCACGCAACAAGCTGAAATCGACATAGATGGCATCTGTCTTCAGCACTTTCCTAACAATAAGATAGCCCTTGCGATCTATCCACTGTATCTTGTCTGCTTGCACCAACCCGGCCAGCAGTTTAATCAAATCATCTGGTCTATCCAGATCACTCTGTACTTGTTTCCATATGTCAGCTTGTGGCATTGGAGTCTTTGCATCAGTTAATATAGCGATAATCTTTGCTAGCACGTCAGTGTGCTTAGCTTTACCATACTCTCCCATTGCCTTTGGCATACTGTGCTCCGTAAAAGTAAGGATGGTATTTGCGTAGAGTACGTCTGCTGCGCCAATCTCTGTACGCAGGTTGCTGGCCGTGCAAGCCAAGCAAAGTTTGAGCAGGTGTGTGAAGCGACGAGTAGAGTAATGTTTAAACCGGGCATCACCCATGTCAGTAAAGGTGCGATAGATAACCTCAAGCATATTGCGCGCTTGCGTAGTCATGGTAGCTTCACCCACTACACTCGTACGCATTTCAATGATGTTGTCAACCACTCGGTTACGAAGTTCATCACTTGGCTTGGTAGGAAATGCTATCTTCTTGCCGCTTGCTTCGCCATAAATAAGAAGTAACCTAGACATAAAGCCTTGGCCGATTGCTTCTGGTGGAAACGCCTGAGTAAAGCCAGCGTGAGTGTTGCCACTCAATATACTAATGGTCGGCTGATAGATAGATACACTGCGCGTAGTCTTGAGCCGTTGCTTGAATGGAATCTGCGGAGAGTCCCAGTCCCACAAGTTGCCAAGCATAGATAGAAACTCTATGTTGCCGGCACCTACGAACTCATTGAACTCGTCACTGACGATAAACGTCTCACATGGATCACCACCAGCTTCATCCCCAAAGAGTCCTTCCATAGCTAGGTTGCCAGTAGCTACCTTGCCATCTTCATCTGTCTTGCCCTCAAGATCAATTAAGAATTTTTCTTTTGAAGTTCTGTCCGCTGCAAACTTGTCATAGCCCGCTTGCGCAAGTATGCGCTTAGCCCCTTTGATAGCAGTAGACTTACGAGTACCGGGATCGCCGATAAGCATAGTGTACATATTAGGGAAAATATTGCTGTCACCAAAGGGAAGGTAGTACTGACGTCCAAGTGCTGCTCCTACGCAAGAGATAATAGACCAACGATTAAATATCATTGGGGCTTCTGTGTCGCTGGTGTAGCTAAGGTAAGAATCCATCAGCTGGTTGTGTATGGCTGCCATGTTATTTACTTTTAATGTCAGCCCAATACTTGGCGCCGGATTCTTTGTAGTCAAGCTCAGGAGGAATGAGCATGGTGCGAGTAATGCGATGAACGTCAGTAACCTGGATAGGATTCTCCATCATCTTGCGTACCAGTTTAGCGTTCTCAACTCCACGATATTCAAAAAGAATGGAGTCATGTATCTGTGCTTTGACCCTGACTTTATTACGCAGACTACCATGCACAGTCTCACGCCAAATCTTATAGAAGACCTGATTGATAATAGCTACTGACAGATTCTGTGGGCCGTGCGCCACGGCTGCGTTCAATGCTGGCTTGCTCTTGACTGGATCGTTAAAGAAGTAGCGTGTCCAACCAAGCTGGCTCTTAAGTTTCTTTGTCAAACTAATCTCACGCTTAAGAGCATCATACCAATCCTTCTTAACTTCTGGATAGGTAGTCTCATAGGTTTTAAGCAAGTGCTGGCACACTTGTATCAGTGTCCACTTGGATGGTAGCTTTAACAAGAGTCTTGCTTCCGCTGCCGCCTTCGGCCCCATCGTATCTAAGAGGACTCCTGCTCCCATGTTGTAATTGCTACCGTGATTAACTCGCTTAGCGAGGTTGCGTAGAGGTTTGTCAACAGCCTCATAAGCAACACCGAAGAACGCACTTGCATTGAAAGAGTGATAGTCCTTATCTGATTCGACAAGGTTAATAAGTGCCGTACATCCTGACATGTAACCAACACATCTAGCTTCGCTTTGGGCGTAATCGCTTTCAGCAAGCCCGTCCCAACCATCATCACACTTAATCCAGGACTTAACTGCGTTTCCTTGCGGGATATTTTGAATTTGAAGTCCTGTCCAAAAGCTGCTCTCAGTACTTGCAAGGCGGCCAGTGTCAGTTCCTGCGGGATTGGTTTTGTAATAGAGGCGTTCATTCCAGAATTTCTCCCACTTGAAATAGGTTGATAGGAGTTTAGCCTGTTTACGGTAGGCTATAATGGCCGAGATGATCAGTTCATTGAAAGGATGCACAGCCGCGCAAGCAGTCATGGTCTTGGCATCTGCACTCTCCACGTTACGCATACCAAGCACCATCAATAGATTCTTACACTGGATAGGTGACGCTGGATTGAAGACAGGGCCAAACCACGCGGCTAGCTTCTTCTCTTGCACAGCTAATGCAGTCTCTGCTGCTAACTTGCGCTCGTCAAATACTTTCTTGTCAAGTCTCAGGCCATCAGCTTCTTGATGTAGGCAAGGGAAGACCAGCGGAAATTCCATCAGGTAGTTTGTCTTTGCCCAATCAGGAACTTCTGTTATGAGCGCGGCCCACGCATGGAGAGTTGCCCAGCAGTCTCTTGCATTGTACTCAAAGAGATTGTGCTCACTCCCTGCGCTGTCATCTTTCCAGTACCTAATCTTCCTAACGGTGAATGCTGTAATGAAATCCAGTCGCTTGGGCAGTTCCGAATACCAGCCGTGAAACAAGTGTTGAGTGTCATATATGTAATTTGTGCAGGGCACATTCCATCTAAGGAAATATAAGTTGTCATACATTCCATTCTGCATAACTTTCGCTACGCTATTTTGATTTATACTGCGGACAAAGGAATGGCCAAGCATGTCACGAAAAGGAACAACAACAGAATGAGTACTACCATCAGCCCATAGTCCGCAATAACCAACACAGTGTATACGGCGCTCAGGATCACCCACATAAGTTTCAATGTCCACACTGATAAGCAGTGCAGTTGAAAACTTCTCAATGAGTTTGTCGCTGTCTGCTGGTGTCCAGATTTGAAATGTGAATGGAGTTTGCGGAAACCAAGCTGACGGATTTGTAATCTTGCTAATGAACCGCTTGAATACAAACGGACCCTCAGCTGTTGATACCAGTTGTGCAAGCGGGTTGAGAATGAGTACATCAACATCCTTTGTGTGGTTAAGTTTATGCGCAGGGATTGTGAAGAAGCTACCAGCGTAGTCGTCTAGTGATAGCTTTCTTTGAGAGCCGCGCTTGTCTACCGGGTGCCTGAAGTCAGGTTGAGTAGACAGCAGAGTGACCAAGGTGATTGGGCAGGTGCAGACGATCGCATCAATGTCTGCCAGCTTCACGCGCGCGGCTACGGCACCAAGGAATTCCATCGGCTGCCTAACCAGTTTGCAGCTATGAGTTGCCAGCATCGGTTGCAGTCTGGGAATGTATGGAGTGTCAAATTCTGTGGCAAATAAAGCTATGTTCACAAGTTACCCTTAAAATTTTTGCAAAAGAAAACTAAATAAAATGGCCTGCTCCGCAATCACTTACAGGCAGGCCACTAGGGTTTAGTTATCGCTTAGCTCTTGCCTTGTTTGTGCTTTCGCCCCGGCCCCCGCTTTGTGTAACTTGGGTTCTTTTCACCCCGAGTAACCCAAGTACCAGTTCCAAGGCCCGGCCAGATCATGAGTAAGATTTTCATGATAGCTGATTACAAAACAATCACATCAGCAAGGCGGAAGTTGAAGCGATCAGCATCTCTCTTGTCCACAGTGCGCACCAAGCTGGCAGCAACGCTGACTTTGTCAATGCTTGCCAGAACTTCTGAGAAGCTGGAGCCACCGAAGTGAGCAGCAAACGGAGCCATGCTCTGCTTGAGGAACTTCATGCCCCACTCATTAACAGTGCCATCTTTCTTGAGTGGGCTGTAGAACTCCACGAAGTTCATACCAACAGCAGCTTGGTCTTGTTCCGCTGGGTTCTTCACCTCATTCACAGACTCAACTGTGTAGGCGAACTTCACGAACTCATTGCCACCGTCTTTGCTCTCACGAGTAGCAGTCACCAGCAAGTTGTAATGCCCACTTGGGGGTATCCCTACGGGTGGCAGATCCTCAATTGATTCCATATCCATATCCATGAGGTCATCGAAATTTGTAGCCATATCATGCTTTCAAAGTAAAATTAAAAATTAAAAAGTTGTTTGCCTGTTTACAGGCTTGTTGGGTTAAGTAAGCAGTATCAATATCAAGTAATTAAATTCTCCTTATTAAATATGAGTCCAAGTCTGCCTAGCTACGATAGCGTATATAGTGCCAGGCGCCACGTTAAATAACTTAGCTAGTGTAGGGCAACCGTGCCTACCAGCCGCGTGTTGTTTGCGAATATCCAGTACAGCAGCCTCAGATAATTTAGCCCGGCTGCTACAAACTCCCACTGCGTCATTCCTTCGTTGCTTAGAATTCATATCTTCTATATTGTCCTGCTGTGTACCGAGGACTAGATGATCTGGATTGATACAGTTACGCACATCACATTTGTGCATTACTACCTGACTTGCAATAGACGCCAGCGGCACATTAGCTGCTAAGCAGTATGCCAACCTATGATGCCGCACATAGTTGTTGCCATGTTTAAGTACAGCATACCCATTATGTCCAACAGCATAGGGACTTATAATGCAAGGGGTAGTAAGTTGTTCCATTATAGATCTTTCCCATTAAGTTGGTTGTCAATCAGAGTAGCGTATCCAGCAATATCATGCCAAGAGTCTGCGTAGTTAGGATCACCATTCAGAATCCGAGCAATCTTGTGAGCAATCATATCAAGTGCCTCGGCTTGCGATCTGTTCAATCTTTCCCAGCCCGCTGTGCAATGCATCTCATCTTTAAGTGTCTGAGCAATCAATGCGTGACCAGAGAACTTACCGTAACGATTACCGCGCTCGGCCAGTGTGTTGTCTACTGTATCAGGTTTCATTTCCATTGTCAAGTCCTTTTCTTTCTATTAGTTAAGTCGTATAACAACTTTTAAAATTCTTAACATTATCTATAGTGGCCCTAGACACCTTATAGATTTTACCTAGCTCTGCACTAGTCAGTCTACGATCTGCCCGAATAGCTGCTATAGCCTCTGCTGAGAGTTTTTTGGGTTGGCCGCCACGCCAGTTCCCTGCTTTCATCTTGTCATCCATGTTATCCTGATAAGTTCCTAGTGTAAGATGTGCTGGATTTATGCAGTAGCAGTTATTGCACAGATGCCTAACCACCTTACCTTTTATATCTTCCATCGTTAACTTATTTGCAGTTATGAATGCCACTCTGGAGTGGTTGTGTGCAACTCCGTTAAGTAGTACTTTACCGTAACCACCCGGACGATTTAAACTATACGGTGTTTTGATGCAAGCAGTGTCCATAAATTACTCCTGTTTAAAGGGTCAAGTATATAGCACCTGCTTGCCCGTGTCAAGGCCTTTTAAATAAAGGTAATAAGCTGGTTCCACCCTCCTTGTTATTATCTATGTCGATAGGAAGTCTGCTGCCAGTAACAATAGTAGGACTATATGTACTAGATCCAAATACCCTGTGCTGTTTATTTAATACTGTGCAGTACAAAACACTATCGAAATACTTGGCTACAGTTAACGAGAAGTTTCTGGTACCGGCTACAGGAACAATCTTCTCTCTGCCTTCCAGACTTTCACTCTCCAGTTCATGGCTGATAACAATCACATTAAGATTGATTACCTGAATGAGTGACAAGAGTTGCTCCATCAGCGCACCTTGCATAGCATAGTCTGCATAGGTCTGTTTATAACTCTCACCATCTGGCTTCATGGTTTCTTTAAGAGTTGCCTTGTTCATAGCACTGCGAGCCAACTGACTCATGCTGTCAATGACAACAATATCATCTGGCCCCAGCTTACTAATATCAATCTCACTGAATGTAGCAGTAGGAATCTTGGCACAGACTGGACAGTTATGCTTGCCATGAGTTGTGCATATCTTCTTGGCGCCGCCACGGAACACATCACGCAGAGTATCAATAGCTATCGGATAGAATTTGTGGTCAGGGATATTGATTACGTTGATGTTCTTGCGGAACGCTGGCGCTAAGATAGCAGGATTGAGCAGGGTAGAGATACCAGACTCAAGATCAAAGTAATGCAGCTTGAAGTCACTGGCTAGTTTCCCAACCAATGCTGTCTTGCCAGACTTGGGCGCACCGTACACAAGTACCTTGGTGCGTTTGTCTGTATTGAGTTCGTCGAGGTTCACGTTAGTCCTTTAGTTGAGTTGGTTAATTGATTTCTACCATCAGCTTGCTTTGCTGTCTGGCTACGATAGCACTGAGAGTAGTGTAATAGTCCACATGCTCAATCTGATTAAGCTCTGATACATCAGTGATCTTGGCAAGCTGGTCAAAGCGCACACCGAATACACTTGACTGATCCATATCACAGCGGCCAAAGTACTCGCACTTGCGCATGAAGTCAAAGCAACTAGCACCACGCATCGGGAAGAAGTCCAATTCAGTGTAAGCATCCAGCTGTTGGTGCATTAGTAGCTGATCTTGAAGCCAGCTGGCTTTCTTGACAGAGGACTTTACAAATCTGTGCTGAATCCATTCTTGGGTAGAGCTACTGTAGATTGTATAGAGAACTTCAAACTCGTTGCCACCCAGCATGTCAATCACAACTGCGTAGCTAAGAGCTTGGTCACTGTTTGCATAGAGACTTGGGTCTACAGTGCGCAGACCAGTTGTCTTATTCTCCTTGACAAGAAAGCTACCCATCTCTTTATGCTGCAACAGTTCATCAATGTGGCCGACATACCAATGTCCATCTTCAAAGTTAATGGCAATATTGGCTTCTATCTTGACAGTCTCATAGTCACGCAGATTAGTCTCAGTGTCCACAAAGTCTACATACTTCTCAAGCGCCCAGATAGCAGCGGCAAAAGACTTACCTGTTGGCTTACCAGTACCATCTGCGTAGGTTCCTTTGGTTTCAATCTCCAGCAAATCAATGTCCCACGCAAGGAACGCGGCCCATGTAGCTTTAGCTAGTGCTTCTATCACAGTCTCACCCGCACCGATGGCTGCATCATACTCTGCTACGCCAGCACCAACAGCATGGCCAAAAGAAAAGGTAACAGATTGAATACGCTCGCTTGTACCAGTGGCTGCTTGCAGCTTTTTAATCTGATACTTGCGAGGACAAGCATGGAACACAGACTGCATAGAGTAACTGGACAGATTGCCATGAGCAACCAGCTGAGAGTAGTTGTCTTTCAGTACCTTGGTAGCTGTGTTAGCAGTAGGTGCCGAGGCAAAGAAGTTATTGAGTACGTCTGTTGCGTTCATCATGCTTCCTTGTTGTTGTCATAAGGGACTGGTTCATCATTGAACTGCGCAGTCTCCACTACATCTGTCTCATCCCAATCATCCCAACATTTCTCACAGCCCGGATGATCTGGGTCTGCACAGAATGGATACCTAGCTATTGCGCGGCGATAGGCTGGTGATCTGTAGTCATCGAAGTCAGCTTCGGAGATTTCTTCTCCTTGGCTATTTATAATAGAGCGTGGCATTATAGACTCCTTAGAGTTCTGACTCACGAGACTCTTTAATCTCAGGAGCAACAGCATACTCTACTGCATCAGCTTCGACAGAACTAAAGATAGCAGGTGGCACAGGCTCGGCTGCCTTATCCAGCTTTTCTGCATAGTTCCAGAGTTCTTCAACTGCCGAGCAGAAGCTGTGGCTAGAGTAATCACGCAGTGCATAGCTAGATGCAACAGCAGTACGGACAGTTTCACCGTCATCATTAAGCAAGCAAAGTACATAGCCATTGGATACCTTAGTAACCATTAGTGTGTAGTTTGTGTCAGGTTGTTGTTTGTTAAACATGATAGTCTTTCTAAGTAAGTAAGTTAGAGGGAAGGTAAGAAGATCAGACAAATGCAGCAAGCTGCTTGGCCAGTGATTCGCACTCGATACGACAGTACCAGTTAGGCTGTCCACCAGTATGGTCATCTCCATAATGATCGCAGTCATAGCCGAACCACCAGCCCGGCTCCGACAGCTTAACTGGATAGCCATCGGACCCACCTGAATAAGTAAGTCCACCGTGCACATCAATAATAATGTCAAGACTTCTACGCAGGCTGTCTTCATCATCGGCGCCGCAGCCAGCAGTGATAGCCAGAATTGGAGACTTCGCGCCAAGGGTGGTTTGCTCTGTCATCTCTTTGGTAATCTGTGGAATCTGCTCACTGTAGCTAACACCGTACAGTGGGCTAGTTTTAGGCACAGCTACGTAGCCGCAGCGATGACCGCTACGCTTGGACATAACAATCACAGCAGGTAAGCCAGCTTCAGTGATCCAGCTAGACTCAACAGTATAGCGAGTGTTAGCGGGGATTTCATCAATAATAGTAAGCATGGCAATATCCAATCAAAGTTAAGTAAAGAAACAAAGTAAACAGCGTAGCTGTTCAAAGGTCATCAGCAGAGATCTTCTTCTTGCTACCTGCCCTAGCAGTGCCCGCTTTCACAATCTCAATCTGCGTATGAATCTGAGCAGCACTGATAAGTCTAGCTATCTCATCATCATCAAGCAGATGGACTGTCTCTGGATAGGTGATAAGAAGCTGGTGACTAGCGCGCAGGTGTTGCGGCATCATTGGGTCTTTGACAAGCAGTGCCTGCTCAAGACTGGCCAGCGCCATAGTCAGTTTACTGACTACATCTGGTGACAGGTTAGTTTGTTGGCCGGGTTCTTTCATAGTGCTCACTTTCAGCATGGTTAAGTAATCGAATTTGTTCAGGCTCCAGACCAGACTGCGGGTATCAAACTGCTCTACTGGTCTAGCCCACTGAACAAGATATGTAGTAGCAAACTCAGCAAGCAGCTGGTTAGGATGCGTATGAGTAATTGACCAGTCTGGCTTGATGACACTGCAATAGAAGTCCAGTGGATGTGTGCTAGCCATGCGGCTGCGAGTCCAGTAGTCTAGTGAGGCGGCAAGCAGATTAGAATGTGCAGTCACAGTTTGCTTTCATATAAAAGGGTGAAGGTTATCTTAATCATAGTATCAGAGATAGGCTGTCTAGTGATAACAAACTTGCTCCAGTAAAGAAGTCCTGCATGGCGCCTAGCTACATTCTCTTTAGCTTTTGCTTGAAGAATACCAAGAGTGATCTTCTTTGCGGCTGCTTTAGAGACAACTATGCTTGCACTACCGCTGCACTTAACTTCACTCCACACTTCTTTGTAATCAACGAGCCGGGCCATAGTTTAAACAGTGCTTAGAGCAGTTTATAGCTGATAGATTTTCGCTTCTTAGCAGACAGCGGCTTGATAGCCAGCGTAGCTACACCAGTAGCCTTGTCATAAGATGCTTGAACATAACTATCCAGCAGACTATCATCACCAATAGCTTCCATCAGCTTGGCTGTTGCCTGATACTTCTTGATAAGTCCAGTACGAATAGTCTCATAGACAGTGTGAGTACATTCTATTTGTACTGTCTCACCGCCGTAGATTTTATTGTAGAGAATGTTGATAGACATTTTGTTTAGTGCTTTGTTCTGGTATTTAGCTACGATAATAGCATAGGTAAATATCAAGACAAAAAAAGCCGCCAGTATTAGTGGCAGCTTTCTTATTCAGTTGTTAAACTGCGTAGCGCTCAAAGCGCGTCGGGGTCGTTGGCAGTTGCCAGTGCATCAATCCAGCCTTGGAATTTACCCATCAGGCGCTCGGCAGCCTGAGCAGTATCTTCAATGTTGGCAGACTTGGTGATGTAGATAGACAGCTGATCCACCAGCACTTCCAACACAGCCTGATTAGCTTTGCAGCGGTTAGGCTTCTTGAAGTGTTCAATCTGATTGGCAATACGGCGTTCTTCTTTGCCAGTAGCAGCAACCATGACAGCCAGATAGTCAGAGAAGAAGAAGTTCCATTCATCTTCAGAGATAGCAGCACCACCACGAGTAGCTGGCGGCAGGTTAGCCAGATAGCTAAGTTGCAGCTTGTCAAAGTTCAGATCAGCCGACTTGACTTCATCGTCTGGATTGGTCATGTTTTCAATGACATCATCAAACTGCTGACGCGCGGCCTGATAGAACACAAAGTTCACGGCATCCAGAATAACTTCTGCTTCTTTGCCGCCAGCTTGCAATGCTTCAATGACGCCAGCAGTAGACAGAACAGGCAGAGCAACTTCGATAGATGGCTTCTTAGCAATCTCGCCAATCGTCTGACCATTCTCATCTTTGATGGTGCGTTTCTTGAAGTTGAACTTGAATGACTTGTTAACGTATTCCATGGTAGTTTCCTAGGTTGGTTTGGCCTATTTGGTATTGGCCGGGTTGATAGAATTGGTAACTATTTAAACTGTTGTTACCGCCAGTGAGAGATCAGTGTGACACACCCTGAAACATTTGTCAAGGGGTATGCGGCTCTGTTACCAAACTATTTTTTACTAGCTAGGTTGGCTGCTACTATCTGCTTATTACGCAGAACTACTTGCCGTTTAATCTCAGCTAGATATGCTCTGCAATCAGGGCACACCATCTTAAAGATAGGATGCCCGCTGTTAGCTGTCTGGTAGCTAGTGCTATGGCAACGAGCACAGATGCCGCGCAGTTTGTAGGCAGAGTAGGCAGGGCTGTGTGTGTTCTTAGTTACGCCAGTTGGCCGCAGTGCGTTGGTAGACATAGACATAATAGACTCCAGTTAAAAAGAAAGCAGTACAATCTTGCGGCCACTGAGCAGAACTCTGAACTCACAGCTGACAATGTAGCTGTTAGACTTGCGCTCCCACTCTAACTGTGTTGGGATAGCATTGTATTTCCAGTTGATTTCCCACTGCTGCCCTACTTTATTGTGCGGTGCATAGTTAATCAGTGTCATGTCTTCATTGAGCATTGCAAGTATCTGTCCTTTGTAGAACATCTTCTTATGATGCCAGCAGACTAGGCGCTCGGCTGCATCCAGTTCATTGTGCGGAAAGTAGTTAGCTGCATACATCAGCTGTGTACGGCTACGATCTGGTGTATCTAGTTTAATATAAAGTGTGTTCATGTTGTTCTCTAGTTAAGATAGTTAGATTGCGCTAATGTCATTGGAGTCTGGTTGCTTTGACTCAGTTGTCTCAGTTGTCTCAGTTGCTTTCCGCGCTTGCCGGGCTGCAAACAGCTTGCTAATAATATTCCACTCAGCTACTGCCTTCAATCCAAGTACTCTGTTAGAGTACTGAGTTACGTCAGGCTTAGGTGGGCAGACAGTCATAGACTGCAACATATCTGTGTACTCACCGAACAAGCTAGTCTCAGCTGCTTTCTCTGTACTAGACAGTTCAAGGCCACTAGACTCACCGTATCTGTTTGTATTGCTGGCGCCAATCAGTGTGAAGTCAGAATAGAAGTCATTGATAGCTGCTCTGATATTAGATACTCTGTTACGAATATAGCTAGTAATGTCATTGCCAATATCACAGGTGTCTACTACCATTTCAATCAGATCATCGCAGTCATCGCTTGTCCAGATTTCCGGCTCAGATTCTCCGTTCATAAACAGACTCTTGAGTGTCTCTCTCCTACCTGAACTGTACTTACCACTGTGTTCACTAGCTTGCAACTCAATCCAGTTCCATACTTTCTTGGTATCTATCCTCTTATACACCTGAGCCTGACTAACTAGTTTAAGCACATCCTCTGTGCTACGCAGTAACTCTTTATTCTCTGCCTTACGTTTAGCACTAGACCACTCGTCTCTAATATCTACACAAGCATCTAACCACGCGCTAAACCCATGCCAATTTAAGTTGCCTGCATTTTTACTTGGCTTCCACAGTGGGAATGTAATCCTACGAGAAGTCTCTGCAAAATACCATGAAGCTAGGTCAAGCACGCGGCTAGCACAACCTACGGTAGTACGTGTATCTGGTAAACTGGCTTCAATATTTCTACCAGTGCTGAGTGCATCTTCACTAGGTAGCCACATAGCATCTAATGCGTAGACAACTGCACTCACTGTTAAACTAATCTCAGTGATAGCTGCTTGTGGCATATCCCACTCAGCGTGATCTGCGTCCATCAGTTGTAACTCTAGGCGCCTGCACAGTTTACCTAATGGTAAATTATACACAGGGTGTACGAATACTGCGAACACTGGCTGGCTTATCAAAGCCCAACCATTTGCACAAAGTGTAGTTACTTCGACTAGAGGTACACCGCTACGTTGGCAATGTATTGTGCGGGTAGTTGAAGATGTAGTGGTGTGAGGAATAGCAATAGTGTTCATAATAAAATTTCCAGTTGTGCGCTATGCGCGTTAATAAAACCAACCTCAATCTGCACAATCTAACTTCTTCATGCTAGCCGCTTTGCCTGCAAAGTATTCTATTTTCTCTGCCAGCGTAACTCCGGGTATCACTGCACGATTTGAACCAGTCAGTAGTTGTGATTTATATGGTGCAATGTCACCTTCACAGATGATATAGAG